AGCTGACTCAGTTCGTAATTATATTAATAATAGGAACAACGTGTTTAGTCTCATTGACTCACAAGGCTACTATTTCTACGATGCCCAGAAAGCACCAGTCGGAGCGATTTCATCAGGGTCATCATCTTGGAACGGACGGATTATAGGTAGTGACAATGGGGACACCGACAAGTTTGCCACACAGGCCACCGCTAACGACCAACCAGTGTCTGATGGCTATGTTGTTACCTTTTCAGACAACACTGACCACCTAGACATCCCATCGACAACCCAAGCAGGCTGGCAGATTGTCGGCACGTCACTCGGAACCTTTGTGTATCGCGTGAACAACACTGCGGTCACTGAGTTAAATCTTTTGGGTAACCTCGGTAACGCATCGTATCGGAGAGCTGGAGACCTTTATGGAATTATACTTTTGCCAGAAAGCGCAACTGGCAAAGACATCGAAGACGCTCGGAAGCTCTTAATTGACCGAGGCGCGAATGATGGTGTTTCTGGAAGTTCCTTAAACCAATTCTTTCGTGGCCGCACTGATATTTTGGAATTTAATTTTATTAATAGCGCAGGCGTTACTGATATGTCGCGGGCTTGGCAAGACGCAGGACTAACGAAATTTGCACTTCTCGACACTTCAAGCGTCACTAATTTAAGCAGTGCGTTCGCCAATTGTAACCTTGCTTCATTTCCGCTTATCGACTGCTCAAGTATTACTCAAATGGGCTATGCTTTTTACGGCAATAATTTTAGCGAATTTCCCGCAATACAAGCTCCGGTTTGTAGTAACTTTGAAGGAGCTTGGAATCAATGCTCGGCCCTAACGTCATTCCCGAGTGGCGCAAAGCTCGGCACGGCGGCGAGCAATGTGAACTATACGAGCGCATGGCAAAACAGTGGACTTACAAGTTTCCCTGCTGACATTGATTTGAGTGAAGGGGGCCAGTTCTTAGACACATGGCGAGGCACTAACCTGACCTCATTTTCCACACCAATAACAGGCGTTAATGCGAAGAGGATGCGACGGGCTTGGCATTCATGCACCCAAATGACGGATTTTTCTTACAACGTCTTTTCAAATTGGAATCCGAGTGTGATTAGCACTCAATGTTTTGACAGCACTTGGTTCAACTGCACGTCACTCACCGCTCAATCGGTCGAGAACATCCTGACCTCCATCGACGCATCAGGCCAATACGCAACATCCGACGGTGACCCTTATCAAAATACAGTGAATACACAACTCGCTGACGCTGGTATCGACATCGACTACAACACAGCCACTGGCTCACTCAGTGCCGCGACGAACACCGCAGTAACATCACTCAAGGCCAAGGGCTGGAGCATCATAGTCAACAACGTAACACTTTAAAAAATGACTGACGAAACTCATCGATTCTTTAGGTTCTCCAATCAGGCATCCTACCAGACACTTACGACCGCCGGAAACGAAGCCCGAGGTCTACCAGACGGCAACGGAACTGAACGCTGGCTTGCTCTTTGGGATAACACATTCTTAGACCCTGAGACCAACAGCGACCGCTTGTATTGTGTTAAGCGCAGTGGCATATTGCCGACTGACCGATTTGACCTAGACGGCATCGAAGAAATCGACCTAGATACATATCTCCAACGCCTACGCTGGGAGCCACCTATCGAAGAAGACCTAGAGCTTCTCGACGAACTAGAACTACCTGACTAATGGACCCTGACGCACCCTTAACTGACCTTGAGCAATCCCGAGCCGACACTGGCTTTAGATACTATGTCGTTCAACCCGACGAACTCTACACGGGACTTGTTGCAGCCGTAGATGCTGACAGGGGCTATCCGAATCCCAATACGTTCACGGGCCTACCTCCTGTCGAAAACCTTTCCGAAGCTACCGACGGCAGTGGACGACTCATAGCCATCGACTGTTGGAGATTCACCGCTAACGACGATGCGATGCTTGAGGGGGCGGAAGGTGTCCAAGAGCTTACTCAGTTAGAGTTCCTGGCGATAAAGCCTAAGCCTCAAAACGAGATGGAGTAATGAACAACCATCATTTGACGCATCCGATCACAGGAATGATAGCCAGCTCATGGTCAGCAATCTCGGCTTATTTTGACTACTTTGAAATGGCTGTTGGTTTTATCTCAGCAATAATAGCTCTTTTAATTGGGATACTTTCTTTAATAAACCAATGGCGGAGGTTTAAAAAAGGCGAATGATGAAGCTTTTGACAGCAGCGCTTCAAGCCTATGTCGCTTATACAAACTTAAAACTGAGGAGATATATTGATGACCTGGAAGACGAAATTGATAAGCTGGCTAGCGTCGGTGATGCTGCTTCCGTCTTGCGGATTGAACGGCTCTCAAAAAGAATTAAACGCGAGCAGCTACGATCCTCCGGTGATAACTCTGACTGATGGCCGGCTTTATACATTTCAAGAGGTTTCGATGATAGGTAGAGGCCAGAAGTATTATAGTCAGTATGTCTGGCAACGTGCATTAATTACCGGACAGAAATGAAATCAATATTTGAAAAGCTAATAGCTATCTTCTCGCGCAAACCTAAGCCGAGGATTAAGAAAGTATTGATTTGCGTGGGACACTCCAGAATGGGCGATAAAGGCGCTGTGAGCCGAGGCAACGTCAGTGAGTGGGCTTATAATCAATACGTGGCTGAAAAGCTACGAGAGAAGCTTACAGAGCGTTCTATATCATCAACAGTGATTTCCGAGACTCCATTTAAAGGGTATCACAAATCTTGTTCTTATTTATCTGAGCAGTCTTGGGGTTACGATTGCGTAATTGAGCTGCACTTTAATTCTCATACGGCAACCGCTAACGGGTTTGAATATTTGTATTGCGCCGGCAGCGAAAAAGGTAAAAAACTAGCAGAGTCATTTCGTAAAATCCACTCGGAGGTTGTGCCAGGACAGAAGGATAGAGGCGTCAAGGCGATTAGCCAAGGAGGTAGAGGCTACAGGTTCTTATCCAAAACTAAGCCCCCAGCCGCTATATGTGAGCCGTTCTTCGGCAGCAATGCCAAGGAGTGGGTTTTATATGAGGGCATGGAGTCGGAGCTAGCTCAGATCTATTGCGATGCTCTGGTTGATTACTTGGCGTAAAAAAAGAGCGGAGCAATTAAGCCCCGCCCTTACGGTTAAGGTGAAGATGCTATTTGTTCTGAAAGGGAAAGCCAGAAAATGGACATGAACCTCCATTAAGCTCCATGTCATATTTTTGCAAATCGTAAATAATGTTTAACACATCATTAATGTTTGCAAGTCGGTTCCCCATGTGAAGAGTCACATTGCGATTAACTATAGATTGGACTCTTCGCGCAATTTCACGGCTACGGTCATAACTTTTTTTCATTGCGAGGGCATCTTTGTCTATTTTGGTTTTTTGGTTTTGCACTTTTGTGGTTTAGTTAGTGGTTAGCGCCGGCCTTTTTCCTGCCGACAAAAAGACAATACGATAAAGAAATATAATTGTCAACTATTTTATTTTACCTTTAAGTATAAGGGTTGTGGCACCTAATTAAAATAATTTAAGAAATATATTTGACTGGTTTCTATTTTTCGCTAGGTTTAATTTATCAGCAAGAGCTGACCTAAAAGATGAAACTAATACAAGTTGACCAAAAAACACATCAGGCACTTAAGGTGCTTGCCGTCACAAAGGGAGTAAGCCTCAAAGACTTAGTCCAGAACCTGCTTAGCAAAGCATTGAAAGGAGCAAGAAAATGAAAGAAGTAATGCTGGGAGCGGCGATCTTTCTTAGCCTTTCCACACTCGTTATGTGGGTGTTTGCTAGCTCGCGAGCAGTTGAGAAGGCTAGAATTCAAGAGATGGCTCACAAGCTGTATCTTCGTCCGAACTTTGAGCTTCTTGAAATTAAGGAGCTTCTGATCGGAGGATACTATGAGCTAGACGAATACGAAATAAACGAGCGGATTGAGGCGATTAATATCGCTTTAAACGCAAAACAAAGAGCAATGTAATGAATATTTACGAAGAGGGTAAAAAGTCAGCTTTAATCAAAGAAGCTGAGCGAAAAGCCAGATATGCCCCTAGCGCTCGCTGGGACGCCATAGAAGCTGGAGTGGCCCGAATTAGGGCTAATGAGAGCCAAGAATACAAAGCGGCGCGAGAAGCCGCCTACGCGCAAGCTAGAAAGAACCTTGGACTATGAAAACCAAAACACAAAAGCGCCAGATATTAGCGCATTTAGAAAACGGTGGAAGCCTCACTACACTTGGGGCATTTAAAAAATTCGGATGCACTCGTCTTGCTGCAAGGGTCTTAGACCTACGCCGCGATGGGCATCCAGTCAAATCAGAGCGAATCTCTATCAACGGTAAACACGTTGCGAAATATTCAATTTAACGACATGAAAAACGAAATAACACAACAAAAGGGCAATGCTTTACAGGAGCTTGCGGAGAGACTCGGCAGCAACTCAAAGAGGACCGCTGAAATACTTAAAGCTACGGCTTTTAAGAACTGCAAGAATGATGAACAGTTCGCCAGCCTCGTTATTGTAGCCAATACTTATGGACTAAACCCTTTATTAAAAGAGCTTTACGCTTTTCCTGGCAAGGGCGGGGAGATTGTCCCCATTGTCAGCATTGACGGATGGCTTCGGATCATTAACGACCATCCTGAGATGAATGGGATGAGCGAGGAGTGGGCTGAGGATGGTTCTTGGTGTGAAATTAAGATCCACCGAAAGGATCGCGAGCATCCTACCACGCATCGGGAATACCTAGAAGAGGTCAAGAGAAACACTGAGCCTTGGAAACAACATCCTCGTCGGATGCTTAAATGGAAATCGATCATTCAATGTGGGCGCGTAGCTTTCGGCTTTGGTGGAATTCATGATGAAGATGAAGGCCGTGACATCGCCGGTTTCCGTGACGTAACGCCGGCTACTCCGGTTACAAGAGTTCGCGAGATTGCGGTCGATCCTTTTGAGGACGTAGTTGAGACCGATATTGAGCCAGACACTGAGGATCTTTTTAGTCAGGAGGGATCGAAATGATCGTTCACGACGATATTAAACAAGGCTCGGAAGCTTGGGAGCAGATCAGGCTCGGGAGGGCTACGGCTTCACAGGCTAGCAATATCCTTACACCTACCGGTAAGCTATCAACAAGCCGTATTAAATTTGCTCGTAAGTTGGCGCGAGAATGCCGTGTGAGCGACCCTATGGTGTTTGCTGGAAACAAGTTCACTGACTGGGGTAACGACCATGAGAACGACGCTAGGGAGCTGTTTGAGTCGATGATGGGCTACCAGGTCACTGAGGTCGGGTTTGTCACCCGTGACGATAAGATTATTGGATGCTCTCCTGATGGTTTAATCATGGATGAAGACGGGAAGTATAACATGGGGTTGGAGATTAAATGTCCTCAAGTTGATAAGCATACTGAGTATCTTATGGAAGGAGTGTTGCCAAAGGAATACAAGCTTCAAGTCCATTGGAGCATGGCTGTCACCGGCATTAAGACATGGTGGTTTATGAGCTATTTTCCTGAGACCAATCCTCTCATCATAAAGCTGCAAGCTGACGAGTTCACTGATCTTGTCTCACGCGCTCAAGATGATTTTATTCCAGAATATAAAGAGGTATCTGAGCAGGTCAAGGAGGCTTTATTTGGAAAGGTGGTAATTCGATGACTATTGCAATGAAAAACCTAGTTGAATCCGAAAGGTGGAGGCGAGCAGGTGTTTCAACATATTACCGAAAGTCTTTGGTTTTAGCTGCTGTTTGTGAACCTGGCATATCAACCGATGATCTGGCCGCTGTAGTAGGAACGACTCGCGGCTGCATTAACACAGCGGTTAGCCATCTTGCTAAGAAAAACCTGCTTCGGAAAGAGCTGATTAAATCAACTAAGCTTGGCGAGCCGAGGAAGATTAGGATCTACCCTACTCCTTACGCTAAAGATCTAGCAAACATTATCGAAACAGTATGACACGCTACGCTAAACGGGTGGACGCCAATCACTCAGAAGTGGTTGCGGAGTTTAAGGAGCTTCTGCCCGAGGCTAGCGTATTTGATTTATCGGGCGCGGGAAGAGGTATTCCTGATATTCTTGTAGGCTTAAAAGGGTTTAACTACCTTTTTGAGATCAAGGACGGCTCCAAGCCTCCGAGCGCCCGTAAATTAACTAAAGCTCAACAGGAGCTTCACTCGACCTGGCAAGGTCAAATATGCGTGGTCCACAACGCCGGCCAAATGCTGGCAGAAATTGCGAAAACACAAAACACAAAATGATTAAGATTAATAAATGGTCTCAGCTATTTGAGAATGCTGACACAAGAAAGAGACAGAGACTTGGCTGGTTTTTAGCACCATCAGGCTGCGATTCTCGCGGCTACAGACGATTGATGAGGAAGGGTAAAGATGGCATAGTCGCGTTTGGAGTATTTCAGGCACTTTGTCAGGTGATGGCGACCTACTCAAAAGAGACAAGAGCAAGCGGGGAGTTTCGTAACTCAGACGGCACTGGCATGGAAGTGGCAGACATATGGGAGATAACCCGCATGGAAGTGGCAGATGACTGGCAGGTTATTGAGACCCTAAAAGAAGTGGGCTGGATTTCATTGGTAACTCAACAATCTGCCACCTCCGTGCCACCTCCGTGCCACCCGCCTGCCACCTCCGTGCCAGATAATTCTGGGATTGTTAAAGGAGAAGGAGAAGGAGAAGGAGAAGAAGAAGGAGAAGAAGAAGGAGAAGAAGAAGGAGAAGTTTTTTGTCCACAAGTGGACGATAAGCAGATTTTATCTCAATTATGGAAGTTAGCTCCAAAACTATCCAGACAACGATCATCGAAGATGCAGGTTTGGGATGAATGGAACAAAATCAAAAACCCAGATCGGCCTACTCTAGACGAGTTACTGGCCGCGATTGAAGCTTGGAAGCAGTGTGATCACTGGACTAAAGAAAATGGAGAATACCAGCAAGGTCTTCATCTTTGGATTAAAAGAATGAGATGGCAGGACTTGCCGGAAACATCAAAAAATAACACAGAAGGAGACGGAATCTATGTCGTTGAATTATAATGAAATCAAAATCTGGCTAGCAAAGTGGGGTTTTCCTGCTCGGCACATTGCTAATTTAATGCAGATGCACGGTAATGGGCTAGGGAAGGCGCTGGAGCTTGAGGAGCGAGTCATAGGCGGTGATTGTTTGCTAATTTTATGCGGCGATCGTGGGCCAGGTAAAACTCAAATCGCTACAAAGTGGGCTGAGATGGCAGCTAAAAAAGATAAAGGCAGTCGATATTTTAAGACGCATGATCTTTTGGAGACAATCCGGCAGCAATTTGGAGATGATCGTCAGCAGAAAGGCTCGGCTCGCGACACTCTTCAGCAGGCTAAGAAGGTCTCACTGCTCATTTTAGACGAATGGTCCGAGCTGGCCGGCACTGACTGGGAACAAAGGACGCTCACTAACCTTATTGACCATCGCTACGACAACCTTTTAGCGACCGTGATCATAACAAATCACAAGCCAACTGAGGCAGCGGCAGCGGTCGGAAGATCGATTTGGTCGAGAGCCGAGGAGACCGGTGGAGTGGTGAATTGTAATTGGAAATCCTACCGAAATAAATGAGCGATCAAGAGAACATCGATACCGCGACAGCTATTATTCATTTTATCTGCGATAAATACAGCTTGACTAGTAAAGAAATCTTAAGCAATACGAGAACTAACAGAATAGCACACCCGAGAATGATGGCGATGGCTTTGATTCGCCGGCACACAACATTCTCAACACCAAAGATAGCAGAGATTTTCAGAAAAAGAGACCACGGGACCGTCCTCCATGCCACTAAAAGGTTTGGACATATTAAAATTAATGAACTGACTCATGCCTAGACCACGATTAACCGAAGATGAAATGCAGGTGTTAAAACGCCTGAGATCCGGCGGCGCAATGACAGCGCTTATGGAAGAGTGCGATGAGGCCGGCATTTCGCCAAGCTCGGTTAAACATTTCTGGTATAAATCCAAGCGCATCAGCCTTTTCTCCAAAGCTGAGAACCTTAGCCTAGATGAGCTATTTGAGCCGGTTCTTGCCGATCTCAGGAAATACTCTCCAAAGTTCAAAGCGTTCAAACGCAAGAAAATCAAAGATGCCCACTGCCTAATACTTGATCCATCGGACATCCACGTTGGAAAGCTGGCGGTTGAGGAGGAGACGGGCAGCAACTATAACGTGAAGGAGGCCGTAGCTTGCGTGGATCGCGGGATCGATGACCTGCTACGGATGTCGCAAGGCTGGGAGATCGACCAGGTTTACATGGTTATCGGTAACGATTGTCTACATATTGACAGCCAGCGCCCAGTCACGACAGCCGGAACGCCTCAAGACATGGATGGTCTCTGGTGGCAATCGTTTATTCAATGCAAAGATCTTATGGTCAGGGCGATTGAGAGGCTGCTGCCTTACGCTAACGTCACGGTTATTCATTGCCCCAGTAATCACGATTACGTCGCGGGTTGGATGCTCGCTCAAACACTAAAAGCATATTTCCGAAAGAGCAAAAACGTCACATTTGATATTTCAGTTAATCATCGTAAATACGTACGCTATGGATTAAATATGCTTGCATTTAGCCACGGGGACGGAGCCAAACTAGCAGATACGCCATTACTTATGGCTCAGGAAGAGCCTGAGATGTGGGCCGCAAGTAAGCACCGCACTATTTATTTGCATCACCTCCACCATCGAAATGTTACGAGATGGCAGAGCGCGAAAGACTACGTCGGATGCTCGGCTGAGCATATCAGATCACCATCCGGCACTGATTCATGGCATCACAAAAAGGGATATGTGGGAGTTCCTCGTTGTGTGGAAGCGTTTATTCATCACAATTCTGATGGACAAGTCGCACGATTAACTCATCATATTAAGAATGGATAGAGAGATCAGGGAGGCTTACGCCTCGTTAAAACCCTGCGTTAAATGCGATGGATACCCACGATTTCGATATGACCCAGGCGCGACCTTTTCTTACTGCGTCCGAAATACTTTAGACTGCCCATGCTTAGCGGCAGCGCCGGATTACGATCCAGCAGAATTGGCTAGGCGAATTAATAACCAAAATAAAAAATGAGCGAAAGCATGAAACTAACAGGAAGCCTCCATTTGCTGGGGGACACGCAGACATTTAACTCTGGATTCACCAAGCGTGAGTTTGTGGTTAAGGTGGATGACGGAAAATTTGACCAATTCATTAAGTTGGAGCTGGTCAAGGATCGGATCAAGGAGATCGACGAGGCAAAAGTCGGCGACGAGATCACGGTGCATTTCAACATCCGAGGACGAGAGCATGACGGGAGATTCTTTAACAATCTGGTCGCATGGCGAATTGAGAGCGCTTCACCGGCCACAAACGATCCTGGAGAGGCATACAGAGCTAAAGTTGCGGCAGCATACAAGGCATCAGCAGCGGTTGTGAAAGAGGCATCAGCAGCGGTGTTAGACGCCAGCACTGCTGATGGTGACGAGATCCCGTTCTAAATCCTAATAAGAAGAGAGATATGGAATGCGAAGATTGGGCTTACCGAATCTCTCATGGAGAAGTTCTTAAAACACCAGCATTTCTTGAAAAAGAATGAAAACAGACACACTAAACATAATTAACGCTGATTGTTTGGAGTATATGCGAGGGGTGGAAGATAACCACTTTGATCTAGCGATCACCTCGCCTCCATACAATATGAACTTGCGAGTCAATTATCGCGGTGACGGATACTGCTCAAGGCAAGTAACTAAAGAGATTTCAACAAAATACACTGGGTATTCTGATAACTTACCAATGGAGGAATACGAAAAGTTTATCGATGGCGTTTTAAAAGAGCTTCTGAGGGTTTCAAATACAGTGTTTTTCAACATCCAAATGATAACAGGCAACAAGCCAGCTTTGTTTAGGTTACTTGGAAAGTATGCTGAAGAAATCAAAGAAGTAGTCATCTGGGATAAGGGCCACGGTCAACCAGCCATAGGAGAGGGTGTAATGAACAGCAGGTTTGAGTTCCTGCTAATCCTTGGAGGGAGGCCAATCACTAGGGCGTTTAAAGACGCCAGCTTCAATAGAGGCACTTTAGATAATGTTTGGAACATCAAGAAGAAGCCTTCAAAGGTAGAGGGTCATAGCGCCAGCTTCCCAGTTGAGCTTGTTAATAAAATACTTAAGAGCTTCGGTCAAAGCGGGTGCAAGGTAATAGACCCATTTCTAGGAACTGGAACAACTGCTATAGCTTGCCAGGAATTTGGAGCTGAGTTTACCGGAGTAGAGCTTGATGAGGATTATTTTAAGGCTGCTTGTGACAGGATGAAGAGCGAATCTTTACAGATGTCTTTGTTTAGCTAAAGACTGTCGTTAAATAAAAAACTAAAAAAGTTTAAAATACTTGTTGACTTTGTTTTCTAGGGGTGTCAGTATCCCCCCGACATGACTAAGAAATTACAACGTATTGCCTCGCCCGTTCACACTGTTAAGCTTAACGGGTTTCACCTTATTTTTGACCCCACCCAGCCTCCTGCATCATTGCATGATCGTCGGGTATACTTTGCTAAGCACGGATCTAGAGGACTACAGCTCTTTGGTTTGGCATCAAAGCAAGACATTATGGACGCTAAAGTTAGCAGCTAATTTCCAAAACACCAAACCATAGAGATCATTTTTAATGAAAGTTTTAAGCAATAAAAAGATGGAGATTACCATTGAGGTGACTCCACACCCACCATTTGAAGGTACGATCACCTACCGTGCGCTCGCATGGGTAGGGGATCAATATTCAACCACCCTCTACTCTCAGTGTGAGGGATTCTGCCAAGAATGGTGTGCTAACGAAGCGTCTGA